TCAGTAGTTCGCGGCATTGGTGTCAGTGACATATCTGATGCGTCATATATGCAGAGAGCTATATATCAAGAACTATCAGAAATTGAGCAGTTAATCCGCATTAGCAACCATCCGACACTGGTTAAATCATTCGGCACTGACGCTACCGCAGGGGCAGGTTCAATTATTAATATGCCTGACGACATGGATGCACAGCTAAAGCCGTTCCAGTTGCAACCTAGCGGCCAGAACCTTGATGCTGTACGTGCATCGATACAAGACAAAATACAGGCTATTAACCGCATGAGCCACATGGGTGCTGTTCGCGGCACTGAGGCATTAACAATGTCTGGCGTGGCGATGCAAACAGAGTTTCAAATGCTGAATGCCAAGCTATCGGAAAAGGCTGACCTACTGGAATTAGCAGAAGAACAGCTGTGGGGCTTGTTTTGTGATTGGCAAGATATAACCAACGATATAGAAATCTACTATCCTGATGCGTTTGATCTGCGTGATTACGATAAAGAACTTCAGTTCCTACAGCAGATGCGAGCAACTGGCGTTAAGTCTGCAACCTTGAATATGGAAATAGATAAAAAGATTAGCGATCTAATTCTTGATGATGAAGAACTTGCAAAGGCACACGCAGAGATTGAAGCAACGCCACAGCGACTAGGTAACTTTGAAGTACCGGAAGGTGAGGCTGAATAATGCCTACAGACATAGAGCATGGTGAGGACTTAGCCAAATTAGTTGCTCTACATCAAAAGCGGCTTGGCGATGCCTTAGTTACGCTTGAGGATCGTATCGCTGACTTGATGGCAACCGCGCCACTGAAGGATGGTGAGTTGTTTGACCTAGAGTGGGCTATAGCGGCAAGAACAGAAATACGCAGATTGGTTGAGGAAGAATATTTAACCGCTGTGGATGAAATTATAAGGGAATACCCATCTGTCGCGGCATCAGCCTCAACCATGTTAGCAACGTATGGAGCGTTTACTGAGGTTGATCCCAAGGTTATCATGCAGTTGCAGAACCTAACTTTTCAAGGATTTGAAGATATAGGTAACGAGTATATTGATGTAATCTCTAAAGAGGTATATCAGAATACCTTAACTGGCAGAGCATTCTCGGAAAGCGTAAAGACAATCAAAGAAGTTGCGGGTGGCAGTATGGCGAGATATGCCACTCAACAAATGCACGATTCACTGATGCAGTTTGATGCATCCATTAATGTAGCAATAGGCAAGGAAGCGGGTGCGACTAAATGGAAGTATGTAGGCAGGCTTATCGAAACGTCACGCCCGTTCTGTAGAGAACATGAAGGCGAGGTTATGACTACAGAGCGCATTGAAAAACTTTGGGCGGGTGATTGGGCGGGTAAAGCCTCCGGTGATCCTTTCATAGTACGAGGTGGTTACAACTGTAAGCACAGATTCAGACCAGTATTTGACGAGGAATAAATTATGCCACAAGGTAAAGGTACATACGGTTCAAAGGTCGGCAGACCGAAAAAGAAGAAAAAAAAGAAGATGGTTAAAAAATAATCATTTATGCTACAATCCTAATTCACCAATACTCTTTTAGAGGTTCGTAACATGAGCGACGAAATCATGGAAACAGAAGCAGAGACTGAAACTGCGGCAGTAGAAACACAGGTAGGTAAGACGTTTACGCAAGAAGAACTTGATCGCATTGTCGCGGATAGAGTTGCAAGAGAGCAACGCAAGTTCGATAAAAAGGTATCAGGAATTGATCTTGATGAAGCGAAAGAATTGTTGGCACAAAAAGAAGCCGCAGAACTTGAGCGACAAAAAGAGCGAGGCGAGTTTGATGCTATCTTGAAGAAAACAGTCGAAAAGAAAGATGTGGAAATACAGAGTTATAAAACGAAGTTGCAACAGACCCTAGTTGATGGGGCAATACTTGGTGCGGCATCTAACAATAACGCTGTAAATCCGAATCAGGTAGCTCAGTTGCTAAAAAGCAATACTAGACTAGCCGATAATGGCAATGTCGAGGTGCTAGACGATAATGGTTCACCACGCTACAATGACAGCGGTGATCTGTTATCAGTCAATGAAATGGTAACAGAGTTCTTGACAGTAAACCCGCACATGGTTAAAGCGTCACAAGGTGGCGTAGGATCGCAGGGTAACACTGGTGGCTCAACACAGAAGCCTCAATCTGTGGCAGATATGGTTGCTAACTGGGATCAAGGTGGTAAAGAAGCATTTGCCGCCATGAAGAAAAAGTAACCACTTAACCACATTTTAATTTTATATTTTTGAGGATGCTATAATGGCCGCTACAACTTCTACTACTCTTGACGATCTATTTGTCAACATCATCGCACAAGCGCGATTCACTGCTGAAGAACAGTCCCTAATGATGGGTCTGGTTACTCAGTACAACATTCAGAACCAAGCAGGAAAGACTATTCAGATTCCTAAGTACCCTGCTATCTCAGCCGCTGACGTTGCTGAAGGTACTGATCTTAGTTCAACTACCGTATCTACTTCTAAAGTTGAAGTAACTATCGGTGAGGTTGGCGCACAGGTATTGCTTACTGACATGGCGACTTACGGTGCTGATTCCCCTGCTGAAGCAATGGGTACTCTGCTTGGTAACGCTATTGCTACTAAGATGGATACTGACTTGCTTGCTTTGTTCGCAGGTTTCTCTGGCGCATTAGGTGCGGCAGGACAAGAGATCACTGTTGCTGACTTGTTTAAAGCGGCCGCAACTCTGCGTTCTAACAAAGTAACCGGAAGCATGGCGGCTGTTGTTCATCCGTTCCAAGCTTACCAGTTGAAAGCTAACCTAACTAACACCTTTGCTAATCCAAATGGTGGCGACTTGCAGAACGAAGCAATGCGTAATGGTTATGTTGGTACTATTGCAGGTATCGATATCTATGAGTCTGCGAATATCTCTGTTGACGGTAACGGCGATGCTGTAGCGGCTGTATTTGCCCCTGAAGCATTGGCTATTGCTGTTAAGCGTGACTTCAACCTTGCTCCTCAGCGTGACGAGTCACTACGCGCTTGGGAACTCAACGCCACTGCTGTATATGGTGTTGCTGAGTTGGATGATGATTTTGGTGTCAAGATTACTGCTGACGCTACTATCTAAGTGTATTGCCCCCTTTTCGGAGGGGGCTTTTACTTGAGGTATATATGGCTATAACGTATCGCGGTGAAAGGTTTGCGGGTTACAACAAGCCCAAGCGCACCCCCAAGCATGGAACTAAAAGCCATGCTGTACTAGCGAAAGAAGGCGACAAGATCAAGCTAATTAGGTTTGGTCAAAAAGGCGCAGACACGAAGCCTCCGCGCAAGGGTGAAAGCGAAGCTGATAAAGCTAAACGCAAATCATTTAAAGCGCGTCACGCTAAGAATATAGCTAAAGGTAAAATGTCTGGAGCATACTGGGCTGATAAGGTGAAGTGGTAATGTCGTACAGCAATGATTCCGATTTAATGAAGCTAGTCCCTGACATCCTAAGTCTGGGTATAGAGTCATTTGTTCTAGAACACCCAAAGGCCAAGGCTGACATCGAGCGTGAGTTACGCATTAAGTGGTGGCCGCGCAAGGGTTTATCTGGCGAAATGGATGCAAGCAAGCTAACTGGAACGCAGTTTACTATGGCTTCATCGTACCTAGTGCTGTGGCGTTATGCGCTACCGCAACTTACTAACTGGGTTGATGGTGATAGGTTCGGCAATATGATCGACTTTTATAAAGCCCGATACGGTGAAGAACTTGAAGCGGTATTGAGCGATGGCATTGAATATGATGCTGATGGCGATGGCACTGTGACCGATAAGGAAAAGCAACCTGTAGGCCAGTGGCTAGATAGATGAAGTTATCTATTACGTCAAACGCTAACAAGGTTTCTATGCAGATTAAAAAGCATGGAAAGGAAGTGTCTGGCAGTATAAAGAAAGCACTATCTATTACAGCGCAACGTGGTATCAATATAATACAAGAGCGCACATCAAAAGGAATTGGTTATAAGGGTAAATTTAAGCCATATAGTTCAGATTATGCGGCTTTTAGAAGAAGTAAAGGTAGAGGCGTATTGCCCGATCTTGAATTTACTAGCCAAATGATGTCGTCTATTACTTCTAGGGCTGACAGCGAAAAGGCGGTTATATTTTTTACTAGGGCAACTGAATCTAAGAAAGCGGCTATGAATGAAAAGACTAGGCCGTTTTTTGGTTTTTCTAGGCAGGAACAAAGACAGCTTAGTAAGATATTCTTTAAGGCAGTTAAATGAGTGTAAGAGAAAAGATAGCTGATAACATTGTTGATACTTTGCGGGATGTTGTTCCGAACAAAGAAGTCAGCTATGTAACTCGTGAGCCATTTGACTTTACCAAATTATCAAATGCCCAATACCCCGCTATATTGGTTCGTAGTGCGGGTGAGGATAGAAACGATAGTACGATTGGCGGTTCTGTCACGCAAAGGATGGCGACAATTAATTATGATCTCATATGCTATGTTAAAGGCTCTCTAATAGACACAGCCAGAAACAGAATCATAGAGGTCGTTGAAGAAGCACTTGATGTTGATCGGTATCGCGGTGGTAATGCCCTAGATACTCAGGTTATCAATGTTGAGGTGGATGAAGGTTCTATTGATCCCATTGGCGGGGTCATTATTACAATTCGCGTGTTGTATCAGTACACTCGCGGGAATATTTAACTTTAATTTGAGGTATTAATCATGGCGACTAAAACAGGCGCATCTGGAGTAGTTAAAGTACAAGTCTCAGGCACGACTGTTGCCGTGGTTGGCGAAGTACGTTCTTTCACGTTTGAAGGTTCAGCAGACACTATTGAAGATTCTGTAATCGGAGATACTGCGCGAACCTACAAGCAGGGTCTTTCAACTAACACCGTTAGCATTGAGTGCTACTGGGATGAAGCAGATGCACAGCAGTTAATCTTGGATGAACGTGCTGACATTGACTTTGAAATCTATCCTACTGGCACTGGCACAGGCGAAACTTACTTCTCAGGTGGCGGTATTGTTACTTCTCGTAACATTTCTGGCGCATTTGATGGAATGGTTGAAGCTAGTTTCACTATTCAGTGCAGTGGTGCGATAACTGAAGCGCAAGCGTAATTAGGGGGAATAAACCATGGGATTAGCTAAAGAGTTACGCAACAGACGAGAAGCAAAAACGCGAGAAGTATTAGTTCCTGCGTGGGGTGACGAATCTGGAGA